AGTTCTGTTGGGTAGCTATGTGGTTATTTTTAAAGACCTATGGTTTTATTTTGATAGATTGTGGGATTATCGGTATTTACAGTCAACGTTTACTTTATAACTACAAAATAAAAAATTATGTTTCAGAGACAAAAAGACCTTGAAGCAGAGATGGTATCTCTTGGTATCAAGAGATTCAGAGAGGAAAACAGGAAAGCTAGGAAGGGGAAGCATGAATCTACTACTCCTGCTGGAATACAGTTCCTAAGAAAAGGAGTAGAGAAAGTAGAGAAGGAGCTCAAAGGTCTTATGGATAAGTATAATAAGGGAGTTCCTACCAAGTATCCTAAGGATGCTATCCAGAGACTCTTTGAGTTACCTACTGATGTTACAGCCTTCTTAGCTCTAAAGGCTTGTGTTAACCATTTATCCACTCCTGCTAAGTTGGTTAAGGTATCAACTGAGATAGGAGCCTTCTTAGAAGATGAAGCTAGGTTCAGGTATTTCCAGAAAGTCAATCCAGCTTTGTTTGGAGTAGTGACTAGGGATTTAACCAAGAGGACTACTAATTACAGGAAACAGAAGAGAGTCCTAGTCCACTCTGAGAAGAAAGCTAACTTGGGGTGGAAGAATTGGCTTCCTGGAAATAAAGTTAGATTAGGGCAGATGCTGACTGAACTAGTTTGCATTACTACTAAGCTGTTTGAGATCAGGCAGCATACTGAGGACTCACAGAAGAGGAGAACTATCTTCTGGCTGGAAGCTACTGCTGAGTCTCTTAAGTGGGTTGAAAAGAAGAACTCTATCTGTGAGCTCTACAATCCTGTAAAGCTTCCTTGTCTTATTCCACCTAGAAAATGGGAGTCAGTCTACTCAGGTGGGTACTATACCTATACAGGATTGAACTTCATTAAGACAATGGATAGCTCTTACCTAGATATGATTAACCTGAGGAAGCCTAAAGAGGTCTTTCAGGCTGTGAACATAGTCCAGGAGACTGCTTGGAGAGTAAATAAGGAAGTATTTGAGGTTATGGATACCTTGTTTAACTCTAAAGCAAGCTCAAAGGTTATTCCAGAGTTCTTTGAGAGAACCATGCCGATTTCTTATCCTAAAAAGGGAACTAAAGAGGCACAAGTAGAGTGGAAAAGGCTTGCTACTCACATGTACTCAGATAATGTAAAACGTAAAACCAAGAGAATCCAATTCAGTCAACTCATGTGGACTGCCAGGAAGTTTAAGAATGAGAAGATGTTTTACTTTCCTCATACAGTAGACTTCAGGGGTAGACTGTACGCTAATACTGCCTTCCTTAATCCTCAGGGGGAAGACTCAGCTAGGGGTTTGCTTGAGTTTTCTGTAGGGAAACCTATGGGAGACTCAGGTAAGCCTTGGCTTGATGTCCACTTAGCTAACTGCTATGGGTATGATAAGGTATCTCTGGAAGAGAGGGTAGAGTGGGTAGAGCATCATAGGGACAGTATTATTATGACAGGATTATATCCACTAGACTATAAGTGGTGGATGGATGCGGATAAACCTTGGCAGTTTCTAAGAGCTTGCTTGGAGTATGTAAAGGTAGATAAAGATCCAGAGTATGTTAGTCACCTACCAATTACTGTGGATGGTTCCTGTAATGGCTTACAACATTTCTCTGCTATGCTTAAGGATGAAAAAGGGGGTAAGTCAGTGAACCTTCTGCCTTCTGATGAGCCACAGGATGTCTATGAGATAGTAACACAGGCTGTTATTAAGAGAGTAGAGGCTGATCCAGAGAGTATCATTCAAGCTGGAGATATAAACCGGGCTCTCATTAAAAGACCAGTAATGACTACTCCTTATGGAGCGACTCTATATGGCATGAGAGACCAGCTACATGAGGAATACAAGAAGCAACTGGATAAGGGGGTAGAGTTTCCTACCATCAAGAAGGATGAGGATCTATGGAAATACTGTAAGTATCAGGCGCACCACATTTATAATGCTATTGGGGAGACTGTAGTTTCTGCTAGAGAAGGAATGAGGTGGCTCCAGGATGCTGCTAAAATCATGAGTAAAACAGATAAGCCTATCTACTGGACTCTACCTACAGGTTTTATCGTAAAGCAGAAGTATATGAAGCCTGTGGTTAAAGAGGTCAAGACAATATTAAATGGTAAACTGGCTTCTCTGTTTTCAGCTCATCACATGGCTGATAAAATGGATAAGGTGAGACAGGCAAACGGAATAGCTCCAAATTTTGTTCATAGCTTGGATGCCTGTCACCTCATGAAAACAGTTTTGGCATCTTATATGGACATACAGAGCTTTGCTGTGGTTCACGATTCGTTTGGAACCCATGCCTGTGATATGGAAACCTTGAGTGAGAACTTGAGAAAGACTTTCATTGAACTCTACTCTGAGGATGTCTTAGCTAAGTTTGCACAAGAACAATCTGAGAAACTTCCAGATTTACCTAGATATGGAACCTTAAACATAGAGGATGTAGCCAATGCCGAATTCTTTTTTAGCTAATACTGATGTAAAAAAGGTATCAGAGGGAATGATTAAGTTAGTAAGTAGTATTGAGGGCTTTACAAAGGCTGAGAAGTGTGCTATAATAGCATCTGTATTTAGTTGTTTATTTCGACATAAACTTTCTCATGAAAGGAGTTTGACTGATGTAATGTATATTGTTAATAATATGAGAACAGACTGTAAGATTAAAAAGCTTCCTGAGTTTGGTGCAGCAGAAAATTTTATTAAAGGAGAAATTTAAAATGGCAGATAAAATCCCAATGAATATTTCACCAGTAGGGGTAGCATCCTATCCTCATCTCAACAAACCAGACACTCGTTTTGATGATGATGGTATCTATCAGGTGAACATGCTTTACACTAAGAAGGAAGTAAAACCTATTCAAGAGATTGTAGAGCCACTGATGGATGGTGGGTTCCATAATCCCATTAAACCAGAGGTAGATGAGGATGATAAGCCCACAGGAAGGTATAATGTACGTTTTAAGATGAAGGCTATCATGAAGATTAAAGGAAAGCGTATAACACAAAGGCCAATTCTAACTGATACTGCTGGAAACCGTGTTATTAGTAACATTGGTGGGGGTAGCAAGCTGAGAATTGCTTATCAGGCTGTGCCGTTTGATCAAGGTAAGGGTGGAGTTACACTTAGAATGAAGGCTGTACGAGTAGTTGAGCTTGTAGAATATACTCCTGGAGTTCAGTGGGGAGTAGAGGATGAAGGTTTTGAGGAAGAAAAATCTAGTGATAGTGCAGGTGATGAGTTTGAGATTGTTCTTAATAATAACAACTCAGATGAAGACGAGGACTTCTGATTATGGCTTCTTATGACGATTGGAGAGCATTAGATACAGAAGACTTGGTGTCTAGAGTTAGGGAACTACCTGATGAGACTCTAGCAAGACTTGTAGAGTATGTCCAGATTCTCTGTGATTCAGGTAGCTTTCCTAAGGAGACGTTTTTTGAGGTTTCTCAAACGGCTAAACTAGTTTATAATCTATTACACCCACAGAAAAATGATAATACCACCAATTAATCATAAACAAAGGATCAGGGGTATACGAGAGGGATACAGAAGTGGCTTAGAAGAGTCTATAGCCAGCCAGCTAAGTCGGCAAGTTGGTGTATCTTGGACTTATGAATCAGAAAGAATCCAGTATATCCCTGATCCTAGACATTATTTGCCGGACTTCATAGTACAAGGTAACAATAAAACGATTTATATTGAAACTAAGGGGAGATTTCTAGGGAAGGATAGAGCTAAACATGCTCTTATTAAGAAGCAGCATCCTGAGATTGATCTCCGATTTGTTTTTACTAATCCCAAACAAAAACTATATAAAGGATCTAAAACTACATACGGTGATTGGTGTGAGAAACACGGATTTTTATACTCAAAAAGGAGCATACCAGATATATGGATACAGGAGCTCAAAGAGTAGTTCATGAATCGTGTCCTAAATGTGGTTCAAAAGATAATTTAGGGAGATATCCAGATGGGCATGCGTATTGTTTTGGTAGCGAGTGTGATTATATGGAGCATAATAATAGCGACAGTAAGCCTGTGGGGAAAGTACTCTCCACGAGTAATGGATTTCCTAAAGCAGGAAACTATGAGCCCCTTAATAAAAGAGGAATCTCCCAAGAAACCTGTAAATTTTTCGGTTACAAGGTAGGGAAGCTCTCAGGTAGTAAGGTTCATATTGCTCCTTATTACAATGATGAGGGTGAGCTCATAGCTCAACAGCTAAGGACTAAGAATAAAGACTTCCCTATACTAGGAGAAGCTAGGGATTTAGGGTTGTGGGGAAAACAGTGTTGGACCTCTGGAAAATATATTGTTATTACTGAAGGGCAGATAGATGCTATGTCTGTGGCTGAGGTTAATAACTGTAAGTATCCAGTGGTGTCAATCCCTAATGGTGTAGGATCTGCTTGTAAAGCTGTAAGCAAGGATTTAGAGTGGATCTTGGAGAACTTCCAAGAAGTTGTACTGATGTTTGACTCTGATCCTCAAGGTAAAAGCACAGCTCGTAAAGTAGCAGAGCTATTTCCACCAGGACGGTGTAAAATTGCATCTCTTCCACTGAAGGATGCTAATGAAATGCTTAAAGAAGATAGAGGAAGTGAGGTTGTTAATGCTATCTTCAGAGCTAGTACATATCGTCCAGACGGTATTATCGCAGGAGAGGATACTTGGGAGCTTGTGAACATTCCAATGCAAGCTGCTGATATGGAGTATCCTTGGCAGGGACTTAATAACTTAACATTAGGAGCTAGAAAAGGTGAACTCGTTACATTCTGTGCAGGAACTGGCGTGGGTAAATCGACTGCTGTTAAAGAAATTGCATCTTACTTCCTCAGCAAAGGAGAGACAATCGGCTATATTGCTCTTGAGGAATCTGTACGACAGGCATCCATCGACTTTATGTCTATCGAAGCCAATAAAATGCTCCACCTCCAAAATGATTTAGATGAAAAATATTTAAGGGATATATGGGAAAAGACTTTAAACACAGGAAGGATATATCTTTATGATCATTGGGGAAGCTTGGATGGAGAAGTTCTCGCAAATAGAATTCGCTACTTGGTTAGGAATTGCTCAGTTGGTTGGATCGTTATTGATCATATATCTATTATGGTTAGTGGTATTGAAGGTGGTGACGAAAGGCGATTGATCGATAATTTAATGACTAAGCTTAGATCTTTAGCTGAGGAACTGAACATAGGTATGCTTATAGTTTCTCATCTAAAAAAACCTAGTGATGGAAGAGGACATGAGGATGGAAGAAAAATTACACTTAATGACGTTAGAGGGAGTGGAAGCATATCTCAGCTTAGCGATTTCGTTATTGGACTCGAAAGAAACCAACAGGAAGACGGTGAAACAACTGTTAGAATTCTTAAGGCAAGGTATAAGGGAAGCTCTACAGGTATTGCGACCAAGCTGTACTACGACAGAGAAACAGGAAGACTCAGAGAGTGTGGAACCTTTGATGCTATCAAAACTAAATCAGAGAGTTTCTAAACTTGAAGACTTGCTAATTGGAGATGGTAAATGAAAATTCTGTTTGACATAGAAACAGATGGGTTATTGTTTGATGCTACTAAGGTCCACTGTATTGGACTGACTGTAGCTGATGCAAGGGCTTCCCAGGTTTATGCTAATGAGCCTGAATACGACTGCTTAGATGATGCCCTAGAAATAATGTCTAATGCAGAATCTTTAACTGGACATAATATTATCGGGTTTGACCTACCAGTTTTAAAGAAGGTGCTAGGGTGGGAACCAAGACCATCCACACTCATTGAGGATACACTAGTCATGTCTCGTTTGGTGTGTCCTAATCTAATAGAGCTGGACTCTAAAAAACCAATCATTGTTCCTAGAAAAATGTGGGGTTCACATAGTTTAAAAGCGTGGGGCTATCGGTTGGGAGCATTGAAGGGAGACTTTAACAATGGAGATACTGACTGGAGTACTTTTACTGATGACATGGCAGATTATTGTTCTAATGATGTTTCTTTAGGAGCCTTGTTACATACTCATCTATGCAGTTTTGAGTATGCTGGAGAAGCTGTAGGGTTAGAGCATGAGTTTGCTACAATTATTCAACGACAGGTAGAGCAAGGGTTTAGGTTTAATGTTTCTAAAGGACAAGATTTATATGTTACGCTACTAAAGCAGAAAGAACTAATAGCTCAGGGACTAAAGGACCGGTTTGGTTCTTGGTATAAAGACATGGGAGAGTTTACTCCTAAAAAATCTAATGTTAAACGTGGGTATACTGCTGGTTGTTCTTTGAATCGTATTGAGAAGATAGATTTCAACCCTAATAGTAGAGATCATATCAGCTACAAGCTCACTAAGGATTATGGATGGACTCCTCGTGAGTGGACTCCAAGTGGTAAACCTAAAATTGATGAAAGGATCTTAAGAAAACTACCCTATCCAGGTTGTGATGAGTTGTTCAAACACTTCCTTTTATCTAAGCGTATTTCTCAACTAGCTGAAGGTGATAATGCTTGGCTAAAATTAGAAAGAAGTGGAAGGATACATGGTTATGTAAATACTAATGGAGCTATTACAGGACGGTGTACTCATTCGGTTCCTAATATAGCTCAGGTTCCAGCCAGCTACAGTCCTTATGGGAAAGAGTGTAGAGCTTTGTTTCAGGCTTCTACTGGAAGAGTGCTTGTGGGGTGTGATGCAGATGGACTTGAACTAAGGGCTCTAGCTGGCTATCTTAAAAAATATGATAGGGGAATCTATGGTAAGGCTGCTGTAGATGGTAACTCTAAAGATAAAACAGATATTCATTCTATTAATCAGAAGATATTAGGCATTGATTCAAGAGACACAGCTAAGACTTTCTTTTATGCTTTTATTTATGGAGCTGGAAACGAAAAGCTAGGAGATATTTTAGGTAGCAGTAGGGTTAAGGGTAAGGCTGCACGAGATAGGCTGTTAAAAGGGGTTAAGGGCTTGGAACAATTAACAACTGCTGTAAAGCAAGCTTACAGGAGACGAGGACATCTAATAGGTTTAGATGGACGGCAACTTCATGTACGCTCTGAGCACAGTGCCTTGAATACACTCCTGCAAAGTGCTGGAGCTGTGTTAATGAAGAAAGCTCTGGTCTTATTGGATGAACGCTTACAGTTCTTAGGGCTTGTACCGTCTGAAGACTATGAGTTTGTTGCTAATATTCATGATGAGTTTCAAATTGAATGTAAGGAAAAATATGCCAATAAATACGTTGGACCAGAGGCATCGAAAGCAATCCAAAGAGCTGGACACTACTACGAATTTGGATGCCCTCTTAGTGGGACGTTTAAAGTTGGAAGAGATTGGGCTGAAACACATTAAAACATTTAAAGAGTTAGAAACTTTTTGTAAAGGTTTTTATAGTTTCTTGTTAAGTAAAAATATTTACTCTCAAAAAAATGAACAAGCTAGATATAACACTTTCAGAAGACATTTAAAATCTTATATAGTATGTTTTTTAAGAAACTTTTCTTGTGAACATTGTGGTACAACAAATAAAAAGAGAGCGTTACATTTTCACCATGTAAACCCAGATACTAAAATTAATAAAGTTTCTACCTGTATTCAGAATGGTTTAATACATGGAGTAAAAGAATCATTAAAGTGTTTATATTTATGTGATGAGTGTCATTACAAAGAACATCTTAGCTTAGGAGATTACTATGGATACTACGAGGTTATTGATAGATGGAGATATACTTATATACAAAACTTGTTGGGCAGTACAGAATGAAATTGAGTGGGAAGATGGAATGATTACTACAGGAGTAGACTTGGATGAACTAAAAACTCAAGCTTCAGCTACTATAGAAGATTTAAAATTAACTATGAAGCCAGATGAAACTGTTGTCTGCTTATCAGACAAGTCAAATAATTTTAGGAAGAAAATTTTTGCGGAATATAAGGCACACCGAAAAAAGAATAGGAAGCCCCTAGGATTCAAACACTTAGAGGAATACTTAATCAAACAATATACTACTAAAAGTTTACCAACATTAGAAGCTGATGATGTCATGGGAATCTTGGCTACTGATGGTGAGTTTGAGGTTAATTATATTGCTTCTATTGATAAGGACATGAATACAATACCATGTACCTATTACAACCTAGACTCAGAAGATTACACAGTTATTAATAATAATACTGCTGACTTTAATTTC